GAAGTTGACGTTGAAGCACTTAAGGCTGACTTTGATCGTCTTTCTGCTGAGAACCAACATCTCCGCAAAGGTTTGATTGACAATGGTTACGTTATCCGTGCCGACTCAATCGAAAAGAAAGCGGAAGAAGAAATGATGGACATCGACGGTGAGATGGTAGCTAAGAGCGACATCCCAGCCCCAGTCCTGAAAGCACTCGAAGCTGCTGCTGTAGCCAAGCGTGAACATGAAATCGAAAAGGCTGACCTTGAGTTGACAAAGAAAGCGGAAGAAGTTCTGCCACACTTTGAAACTGGTGCAGCTAAGTCACTTCTGAAATCATTCTCAGAAGATGAAGCAATTATGGTAATGCTCAAGGCCGCTGATGCAGCTTTTGAAGCCTCCATGCAAGAATTTGGTAAGTCCGATGTAGACGGTGAGTTCGCTACCTCTGCTGACAAACTGGATGCTCTCGTGAAGTCCTACATGGACGAAAACCAACTGAAAAAGAGTGAGTTCGCCAAGGCTTATGCTGCTGTAGCTAAGACCGACGAAGGCAAAGCACTCATCACTAAATCCTACAAAGGGGAATAACAATGGCCGTTATGCAGTCTCGTGATAACCGCACTTTCATCGCTGGGGAAGACCTTTCTACAGCACAATTCAAATTCGTAACTCTGGAAGCCGATGGTCAAGTTGATCTGGCTGATTCTGCTGGTGAGAACGCTATGGGCGTATGTCTCGCTGGTGCTGCCGCTGGTGCTGCTGTAACAGTATGTGTCTCTGGCTCCGTAATGGTAGAAGCTGGTGGTGCTATCACTGCTGGCGACCAAATCCAAACTGGCGCTGACGGTACTGCCCTCTTGGCTGCCACTGGTGATGTTGTACTTGGTTATGCCCGTGAAGATGGCGTAGATGGTCAGATCATCGAAATCGAAATGATCCAAGGCGGCAACGTAGCAGCCTAATCTAGCATTTAAAGGAATAATCTAATGCCACTTTTGACCCCATCACAGGTACATATCGACCAGCCGTTGTCTAACTTGACACTGGCCTATGTACAAGAACAAACTAACTTTGTCGCTGATAAAGTATTCCCAACCGTAGGTGTTGCTCGTCAGTCTGACAAGTATTACATCTATGACCGTGCGAACATGAACCGCTCTGGTGACGTAAAGAAACTTGCGCCACGCACAGAAGTTAACCGNATCGGTATGGCAGTTTCTAACGCCGCTTACTACGCTGACGTTTATGGCCTCGGCATGGACTTCGATGAGCAGACTATTGCTAACGAAGATGCAATGTTGGAAATCCGTTCCGCTGGCGCACAGACATTGACAACTCGCTTGTTGATCGACCGTGAAGAGCGTTTCGCTGACACATTCTTTAAGGCTGGCGTCTGGACTACAGACGTAACTCCTGCAAACCTGTGGTCTGACTACACTAACTCTACACCAATCACTGATGTAACTACTGGTCGTCGCACCATGCAGTTGGCATCAGGTGGCTTCAAGCCAAACACAATGGTTGTTGGTAAAGAAGTTCGTGACATCTTGGTTAACCACCCAGACATCCTTGCCCGTTTGAACGGTGGCGCAACTGTATCAAACACAGCTTTGATTACAGATGCTAAACTGGCAGAAATCTTTGAGGTAGAAAACTTCTACGTCATGGAAGCAGTCAAGAACGGTTCTGCCGAAGGTATTGCTGAAAGCAACTCTTTCATCGGTGGTAAGAACGCTCTGTTGGTACACACACCTCGTGCATCAGGTCTGATGACCCCTGCCGCTGGTTTGACATTCGCATGGAACTCAGTTCCTGGCGTAAACAACCTCGGTGTTACCGTTGAGTCCTTCTCTGACGATGCTCTCAAGCGTCAACAGGTTGCAGAACACATCCAAGTTAAAATGTCCTATGACATGAAAGTCACAGGCGCTGACTTGGGTTACTTCTTCTCAGCCGTAGTAGCCTAATCTACATAGACTAAGGTGTACCCTGAGCTTAACGGCTTGGGGTACAACCCAATATATAACAGAACATAACAGTATTCATATAATGGAGAGTCCCTATGCACCCCACATACTTGGGTTGGCAGGTCGATTGGCCTGTGTTTATCAAGATGCCTTTACTGGCGGATAATACGAATTGGAAACGTGGAGATCACTTTAACTGGGCAGAGCGAGGTATAGACCAAGACAAGGTTGCTACCCTATACGCCGCTGGTTACATTCACCACAATAAAGAACTAGAGGTTCAGAACAAAGTTGGAGATCGACTGTCTGAACTAGCTGGTAAAGACTTAGAGACCTTAGTGAACTTACTTAATGTCGAGGTAAACAAACGTACCTCCAGTAAGACAGAGTTTGAAGCTAAGAAGTGTAAGAAGTCTAAGATTGACGACAAGCAACGTGGTCTAATCAGACGCTTCCTTAATGTTAATCGCTGGATTACAGAAGACTTCTACGACATTCGAGACAAGGTTCTCGCTGACTAATAACAACACCAGTTCGCTGGCACTCAGGAGACGACTTACATGGCATGGTCTTACGATCCTACAGACTTGGACACTACCACGGCCTCTGGTCGTCTCAATACAGTGCGTCTTTTAATCGGTGACACTAATACCGAAGATCAGCAAGTACAGAACGAAGAGGTCACGTTTGCTCTATCTGAGAATGGTAACAATGTTTACTACTCAGGTGCTTGGATTGCCCGTGTCATTGCCTCTAAATACTCCCGACAGGTAACGACACAACTAAGTGGTGCTTTGAGTGCCGACTACTCAGACCTAGCCAAACAATACATGGCACTTGCAGATAACCTAGAGTATCAAGGTAAAACCGCAGGTGCTTCGGTGGGTGTCCTAGCTGGGGGTATCACTAAGAGTACCGTTGAAGCTGTACGGAGAAACACTAACCGTATCGAAGGCTCATTCCGCAGAGATCGTTTTAAGAACCCACCAAGCTACCAAACACCTGAATACGAATAAGGAGTAAGATATGTCATTCCGCTCCTTTGACTTGCTAAACCTCGTAAGAGACTTTGGCTCAGATGTAACACTAAGGAAGACCAGTACGGCTGGAACCTATAACCCTGCTACTGGTGCAGTAGATGGTGCAGCTACCACTGACTATACCGTGAGTTCTTACTTCTTTAATTTCTCTGTGGGGCTTCCTATTGGTGACGAAGTTCGTCGTGGGTCTAGCCGCTGCATAATCCCAGCACTAGGTCTTGCTGTCGTCCCTGACGATGAAGACAAGGTTATCGGCCTCGGTAATACATACGAGATCGTGTCGGTACAAACCTTCTACAGTGATGGTGTTGCCATTTGCTATGTCTGCGAGGTTCGTGAGTAATGAGTATTCAAGCCACGATGAACGCCTTTAAGAATAAGATAGAGGATAAAGTTGCAGAAGAGGTTGAACAACAGTTCGATGTGATAGCTTCCTACGCAGTTTATGTTGCTGTCCCTGACCAGTCTATCGACACAGGCGCTTATGTAACCTCATTTTCCATTGGCCCTGCTGGTTTCGGTGGTGGACGTAGCAGAAGCTCAAATAACAAACCTAAGAACCAGAACCCACAAGCCATGAAAGACCAAGCGTACTCTCAACTTGTCGCTGACATAGACAGGATAGATTTTGAGGCGATGCTAGAGTCTGGTAATGCTAGGTTTACCCTTCGAAATCGTGCGCCTCACGCTAGAGATGTCGAGGATGGTGCTAACTGGAAACGCTCAGGCTATCATGTCTTCGCAAAGATTAGGAACCAGTTCGGATGAGTATTTACAACGACATTCGTGCCGCTCTTGAGAGCCACTTAGCTAACACCGCTGGACTACCGTCTGGAATAGCCTATGAGAACGTCTCATTTGAGCCACAGACAGGCACTAGCTTCCTTAAGGTGTCCTTTGTCCCAACGTCTCGTAGACCCGCTGTACGAGGCTTAAATCCACAACAACGGTATCAAGGTGTCTTCCGTGTATTCTGTTACACACCCGAAGGTAATGGCCCCGCTACTGCTGATGATATAGCCAACAAGGTTATGACAGCCTTTGAAGCCACGACTGACATTTCTTTTACTAACGGTGAAGCTGAGACTTTCATAGTTTCTATTGACTACGCTGAGAGAGATAATGGCTTTGTAGATAGTCCGTGGTATTACACGGTAGTTAATATCGGCTGGTATATCTACTCATAAAGAAAGAACCACTATGACCAAAGCAAGTAAGAATTTTGTCTACTCAGGCAAGACATATCTCATCGGAGATGAGGTTCCCGCTAATGTAGCTACGGCTGTTGACCCTTCCTGCACGGAAAAGCCCAAAGCTAAGAAACCAACATATACTAATACTATTCTTGAAGGAGAATAAACATGGCTTTTGCACAAGGTAGCCGTTCCAGTCTCTCATACATCGCAGAGACTTCTTTCGGCACTACGCCATCTACACCCACTTTCGCCAACCTTCCGATTAACTCACACTCTCTGGACTTGACCAAAGACCGTGTTGAAGGTAATGAAATCCAAGCTGACCGTATGACACGAGTTGACCGTCACGGTAACAAACAAGCTGGTGGCTCTATCGAAGTTGATCTTCGTAAAGGCGACTATGATGAGCTTCTGGAATCAGCTTTCTTTAACTCATACGCTACAGACGTTTTGAAGGTTGGTACTACACCCAAATACTTCACAATGGAAGATGCAGCTAACGACATCGCTCAGTTCCGTTTGTTCACAGGTTTGGCTGTATCTACCGCCAGCTTCTCCATTGCCCCTAACCAGATGGTCACAGCGACTTTCGACATGGTTGGCAAAGGTATGACACAGGCTGGTACAACAGGTTCCACTGGTGGTACACCAACAGCTTCGACAACTAACTCACCTTTCGATAGCTACTCAGGTACTATCACAGATGGTGGCTCAGGTATTTCCATCGTGACTTCGATTGACTTTAGCCTCTCCAACTCTCTGGCTCCCACCTTCGTAGTTGGTGCTGATAATGCACAATCTCTTGAATTTGGTAGTGCTGTCGTTGAAGGTACAATGACAGTTTACTATGAAGATGAAACACTCATCAACAAGTTCTTGAACGAAACCGAAAGCTCAATCACAGTGTCTGTTGACGATCCTACAGGCTCCAACGCATATACATTTGAGTTCCCCCGTGTAAAGTATAATGGTGCGTCTGTACCACTTCAAAACCCTCAGTCTCGTCTGATTACACTGCCATTCGTTGCACTGTACGACAGCGTTGAAGGTACAAACTTGAAGATGACTCGCACATCCTAATCCCTAGCTAGGGTAGAGCGGGGGTTTCTGTCGGGTGAGGCTCCCGCTCACTTCTACCAATCACCTGACACAATCTCGACAACACATCATAAGGAATCCCGATATGGACTTGATGAACATTGGTACTACAAAAGAAACTACAGATGTAACCCTGTACAACCCCGTTAACTCTGAAATCCTAACTAATGAGGATCGTTCAGAGATGACCATTACAGTACATGGGCCATACTCGAAGAAATACAAAACTATCTCTCACGCTCAACAGAACCGCCGCTTGATGAAAGCGCAACGGACTGGTGGTAAGCTCAACCTCACTGCTGAGGAAATTGAAGCATCCGCATTAGACCTTCTGGTTAAGTGCGTGAGTGGATGGAACATTACCCTCAGTGGTGAACAACCAGATTGCACAGAAGCTAAGGTACGAGAAGTGTTTGAAGCACTCCCTTGGGTTCGTGAGCAAGTGGATGCTGCCTTGGGTGATGCTCAGGCTTTTTTGGACAAGTAAGGGCTGAACTTGAGGAGTACGCTGAGTATTCCTTTAAGATGGGTAGGAAGGTCTCAGGTAGTAAAGGTAAAGCTACTGAGGCCGACCACCTAGCCCAAGTCGCCAAACAGTTAGGCAAAGAACTAGCAGAGATTGAACAAGCTAATGCTGATGCAATCTTCCCTGACGTAGCTTCCCACTTATGGTCTACCTTTATAGAACTACACGATGGTAGAACTTACGGTATGAGTGGCCCTAACCCAATATCTTACGACATCATTAAAGCATGGTGTGATATTACAGGTGTAGACCTTTCCCCTTGGGAAGTTACTATTATAAAGTCTCTGGACAACCTCTGGATTAAAACTACTGGCGAGGAAGCGAATGGCTGATCTTATTCAAATTGGTATTGACGTTAGAACTAACATCAAACAAGCTACTGCCGATCTGGACAAGATGGGTGGTTCTGTTGTTAATAACATCCGTACCATAGATCGCCTTGAGTCTGAGGTTAAACAACTAAATAATGCCCTTAGTAAAGGCAGTGCCACTGAGGCTGCGTATGCCAAGGGTATGCGTCAAATAAACAATGAGCTTTCCCTCTTCCAACAAAGAGCCGCTAAAGCCGCACAAGTAGAGCGTAAGTTTGGTACTGCTGCTGCTACTGGCGGTAAATCCATGAACAGGTTTAATGTAGCTCTGCAACAAGGTGGCTTCCAGCTACAGGATTTCGCAGTACAACTACAGTCTGGTACAAGTTTCTTCACCGCTTTTGGACAACAGGGTTCTCAGTTCGCTGGTATCTTTGGCCCTCAAGGGGCTGTTATTGGTGCTATCATAGCCGTAGGTTCTGCACTAGGTGGTATGGCTGCAAAGACCCTTATGGCAGGTAAGGAGCTAAGGGACTATGAGGAGATTATTAAGGACACCACAGACGCTCTGGAGGAGTTGACTAAGGCTACAGATTTAGCTTCTATGTCAAACAAGGAACTTGAGGAAAGTTTTGGGTCTGCCTCGGTTGAGATAAAAGGGACTCTAGCATTACTGCGTGATATAGCCAAGAATGAAGCTCAGAGGGCCATTGATAGCTTAAGTGATTCACTGGTTGAGTTATATCAAGTGGCAGGTGATGGTGAGAAGAGACTTGGGATAGCGGAGTTCTTTGATGTCAACATTATGATGGCCTTCACAAGGTCGGGTAAGGAAGCCGTTAAAGAAGCTAGACTTTTAACTGGGGAATTTCTAAGCGCACAAAATGCCCTAGCTGCATCCAAGGGTAATTTAGAGGGTCAAATAGACGCTACTCAAAAGTTACTTAATTCTGCTGAAACATTAGCTGATCTTGATGGGGAACGAAACCAAGAAGAAGATGAGCTAATAAAGAAGCTCGGAGAGAGCTTGCTTAAAATGCAAGAGGCTCAAACCGTTAAGACAAAGACCCTTTCAACCTATAAGGATATTTTAGGTACAGAGGAGGGCTTGGCTCTTGAGACTGAGGCTTTAAACAAGTTATTTGAAGATCGTCTCGGTACTATAGACGATACAGCTAATGAGTATGAGGATATTTTAGGTTCCTCCAAGGGCTTATCGCAAGCGGAAAAAGCATTAAATAAGTTCTACGAGGATCGTCTTGGTACTATTGATGATACAGCTAATGAGTATGTAGATGTTCTAGGTTCTGAAAAGGGACTAAGTGCGGCAGTAGCGGGGACAAACAAGTTTTACGAGAGTAGACTTGGGACTATTGATGATACAGCTAATGAGTATGTAGATGTTCTAGGTACAGAAGAAGGTCTGGAGAAGTCTGTAGATGCCCTGAATCAAATGTATCAAGATCGCCTAGATAAACTTCAAGCTATGGCAGACGCATATGATGACATCTTAGGTTCGGAAAAAGGTCTAGCGGAAGCAGAAGCGGCTAGGCTTGCCCTAACACAAGTTGGAGACTCAGGTTATGCTGGGGGTCGTGGCGGAGACCCAAGGGACTTCACTAATTTAGATGAGTTTAGAAGACAGCTTAAAGATGTAACAAAGGAAACTAAGAAACTTAAAGGTGGTATGACAGATGCCGAAAGGGCCGCTGAGAAACTTCGTCAGGAACTAGAGCGCCCAATGGTTAATGCCATTGAATCAGTATCTAATGCCTTCGGTGACTTTATAGCTGGTGGCCTAAGAGACTTCAAGAGCTTCGCAAAATCTATCATTGGTTCCTTCAAGTCGATGATCTCACAGATGATTGCCACTGCCGCTCGTAACAAGATTATGCTGTCTCTAGGTTTAGGTGGCTCAGGGTTTGCAGCTTCTGCCGCTGCTGGTAATGTGGCTGGAGTTGGAGCGGGTGCTGGCACAGGAATGATAGGTAGTGCCATAGGTGGTTTCGCTGGTGGCGGTGTTGCTGGCAGTGGTCTCTTGGGTGGTATGGGCGCTGCTGGTAGTGCTTTTATGAGTGGAGGAGTAAGTGGCCTATTCTCTGTGGGTGCTAATGCTGCTGCCGCTGGTGGTGGCATGATGGCAACCATAGGTGCTGCAATCCCAGCTATTGCCGCTGTAGCTGTAGTCATAGGTCTCTTCACTAAGAAAACTAAGCTCCTCGACAGTGGCCTGAGAACTACTGTTGAAGGCTTTGACGTAGCCATAGAAACCTTCAAGATGACACAGAGTAGTCGTCTGTTTGGACTGCTGAAAGGTAGCAAGAAGACAGGTTACGAAGCTGCAAGTGCAGAAGTTGCTGATCCACTGATGGAAGCTATCGGTAACATGCAACAAAGCATAGTTGATGCTGCTGGTACTCTAGGTATCGGGGCAGAGGCTTTTGATGACTTTAGCTACCAGTTCAAGTTATCACTTAAGGGTCTAACCGAAGAGCAGCAGCTACAGAAGATCAACGAAGAGATCATGAAGATGGGCGATAGCTTTGCCTCTCTGACTGGTCACTTTGAGACAATGAATGATCTACTTGCCGTTTCTGCACAGCGTTATGACTTAGAGACGAGAAAGCTACAAGTTCTCGGTGACACTGAAGCCCTTCTGGCACGACAAAGGGAAATTGAGTTAGCAAGTGTCCATGACCTTAACAGAGAGTTATTGCTTGAAATACATACCCTAGAAGACCTAGCTATGGCTGTAGATGAAACTACAGGTCTTGTGGGTGATGCAACGGAAGCCTTTAACTTGCAAGCTCGTGCCTTACAAGCTCTTGGTGATGCTGAGGGGCTACTGGCACTAAGACGACAGAATGAGCTTGAGAATGTCAACGAGCTTAACAAAGAGTTGTTGTTAGAGGTTCATGCGCTAGAAGACTTAGCTATGGCTGTAGAAAGCACAACCAGTGAAGCTGAGAAGATGGCCTCTGCTTTCGAGGATGCCTCTAGTGCTGTAGAGGATGCTGCCAGTGAGCTTCAAGACCTACTAGACGAAAGCCTAGACGCTGCATTAGGTGGACTAGAACGTGCTATTGATGCCCGTAAGGATGCGATAGATCAAAAGTTTGATAGCCTAATCTCTGGTTTACAAGATAGGTTGTCTGCTGCTGATAATACTGCACGGGCTTCTTCTGAGATATACAGTATTCTCTCTGGGGCATTGGGAGGTCGTTCTCTTGCTGGTGCATCTTTTGCTGGTCGTGAGGCCGCTAGAGCATATGTCTCAGGTGGTGGCACTGATGCTGAAAGGCTACAGTCTGCGGTAAATACACTTTCTGAACCATCGGCTCAACTGTTTAGTTCTTTTGAGGACTACGCCCGTGACTTTGCTCTTACATCTAATGTTCTCAAAGAGAGCAAGGATGCAGCAGAAGCACAGATGACTGCTGATGAACAAGCTGTCGTTCTTCTTGAGAAACAGATTGAACAAGCTGATAAAGATCGTAACGACCAACTAAGAGTTCTTGATGAACAACTTGAGGCTGCCATACTACAGATTGATACTCTAAGGGGTATCGACACGTCTATACTATCTGTAGATGCTGCTATGCAGACTGTTCGTGATGCTATGACAACATACGAGCAAACTCAAGCTAATCACTCAGAACTCAATAGCTCTGTCCTGACGATACAACAGGCCATAAACAATCTTGCGAGTGCAGTACAAGCTCAAGCTGCTGCACAGGCCGCCGCTGCTGCTGCCGCTCAAGCACAAGCTGCTGCTCAAGCACAAGTTGCTGCTGCACAAGAGAAGTTAGCCATTGCTCAATCTGGCGCACAGACTGATGTAAACTCTACTGCTGCTAATATTTCCAGAAGTCAGGCAGCGGCAATTAGTGCTGCAACACCTATGTCAGCGTCAGAGCAATCCATGTTGAACAGGTTCTCTGGTGGGGAACGTCCTGACCACATTAAACGTGCTATAGCGGAGGGTAAGAGATACGATCCTTCTGTTGGTGGCTACAGGCACTTTGCTGCTGGTGGTATTCACACTGGTGGCCTTCGTATGGTTGGGGAGACAGGCCCAGAACTTGAAGTCACAGGCCCAAGCCGTATATACAGTGCATCTCAGACTAAGGGAATGATGTCTAATCCAGAACTTGTGGCAGAGATCAAACAGCTTCGTCGTGAGATTTCTGACACTAAGACAGAACAACGTGCAGCTAGTATTGCAATGGTTAAGTACAACAAGCGTACAAGTGACCAACTCCGTACTTGGAACTCCGTGGGTCTACCACAAGAAAGGACTAACTAGCTATGGATATTATTAAGCCTATTACCGTAACAGATAGTGTCTTAACTTCAACCAACATAGCTGAGAATGACTACGCTGAGTGGAACTCTGGTACAACTTATGCTATAGGAAACAAGGTCATCTCCGTCACGACACACCGTATATACGAAAGTGTCACAGCTAGTAACCTTAACAACGACCCAACTACAGACGATGGAACTAATTGGTTAAACATTGGTGCTACTAATCGGTGGAAAGCATTTGACCAGTACATCAGTGACCCTGTAAGTAATACGACAAGTATCCAGTACACACTTACACCTCCAAATGGTAGTATCCCCTCTGCTGTTGCCTTACTCAATCTTAAGGGCATCTCAGCAAATGTAACTGTCACAGATAGTGTTGATGGTGAAGTTTATAATACTGACATTGATCTACTAGATAACCGTAACATTGTCGATTGGTACACATACTTCTTTGAAGAGCAGGTACAACGAGAGGAAGCTCTATTCCTTGACATTCCACCTTATATTGGTGCTGTTGTTAGTGTAACTGTTCAAGAAGAGGTAGGTCAAACAGCAGAGTTAGGACAGCTTATCTTTGGTTTCCTTAGTGACGTTGGCTTTACAGTTTACGGTACATCTATCGGTATTGAAGACTACAGTATCAAAGACAGAGATGCCTTCGGTAATGCTATTATCGTTCAAAGAAACTTCTCTCAGACTGTAGACTTTGATGTTCAGTTTGAAACACAGAACGCAAGAAAGATACAAAAAACTCTTGCTGCACTAAGAGCCACGCCTGTAGTTTACTTGGGGTCTACAGATGTTTCTTATGGTACGCTTGTCTATGGGTTCTACCGCCGCTTTGACATAACTTTAGAAACCCCATCTTATGCGTTTGCATCCATAGAAGTAGAAGGTTTGACATAATATGGCATATCCACCGATTACCACACTGCCAACGGCTCCCAGTCGTTCCCGTCCCACAGTCTTTGCAGATGAAGCTGATGCCTTTCTGGGAGCATTACCTACCTTTGGAACTCAAGCTAATGCTCTCGCAGACTACGTTGAAGGGCAAGCCACCGATGTAGACGCAGATGCCACAGCCGCTGCTGCTAGTGCCTCTAGTGCCTCTACGAGTGCTACAGCCGCTGCCGCTAGTGCTACTGCCGCTGCTCAAGTTGCTGCTGCATGGGTGTCGGGAGCTTCCTACACAGTGGGTACGGTTGTATATTCCCCCATTGATTTCCAGACGTACAGAGCTATCACAACACACTCTGGTGTTACTACAGACCCATCTGAGGATGCAACTAACTGGGTAGCTATCGGCGGTGGCGGTGGTGGCGGTGGTCTCACAAGTCAAACTGCTACAACTACAACTACATCACAGACCTCCATTGCTACTTATGATATAGCTGAGTACACTGCTATGGAGCTTACAGTAGTTTCTGACAGTGCATCTAACAGGACAATCACTAAGTTGCTTGTCGTTCACAATGGTACTACAGCGTCTGCTACACAATACGGTGAAGTAAGCACTGGTACAACTCTGGCTACTTATGATGTAGACATCTCAGGTGGTAATGTTCGTCTACTAGCAACTCCAGCTTCTGCTACTAGCACAGACTTTACGACTAAAGAGAACTTGTTTACTCCAGTAGCTTAAGACTAACGACAAGGGGAAAGGTGATAGGGTGCATTTACATAAGTGTTACATCTGCAAACTAGAAAAAGGGGAAAGCTCTTACTACAAAGATTCCTCTAAGGGCAGTGGCAGGATGTCTAGGTGTAAAGAGTGTCACAGTGAAGCTGTCAGATTACGGCAAAGGGACAATAAAGAAAAGTGTAATGCAGACAGTAGAAAGTATTACAACTTAAATAAGCCCCTCTTTATAGCTAAAAACGCAAGACGCAGAGCAAACCTGTTACAGGCAACCCCCAAGTGGCTTTCTGAAAAGGACAAGTCTCACATCACTAGGGTATACCGTGTTTGTGCTTCGGTATCTAAAAGCACAGGCGTTAAACATAACGTAGACCATATCATCCCCTTAAACGGTGATGGTGTTTGTGGGTTACACGTCCCTTGGAACCTAGCAATAATCCCTGAAAAGTTAAACAAGAGTAAGGGTAATAGACAACTATGGAAGGTGAAGTAGATGTCAAACGATAAAGACTTCAAAGTAAAGAACGGTATTCAACCTGCGTCCTATCAGGAGAGCTTGGGTACTATTGCGACTGGCAGTGCAGGTTATTCTATTTCGTCTACATCTTACGATAGTGTAAGCCTAGATGTGTCTGCACAAGAAAATAATCCCACTGGTGTATTCTTTAAGGATGACGGTACGAAGCTATACATTGTTGGCCTTGGTGGTGATGAGGTAAATGAGTATATTTTAAGCACTGCTTGGGATATTACTACTGCGTCTGCAAATCATGCGTTTAGTGTTTCAGGCCAAGACACCTCCCCTAGAGGTATTACGTTTAGTCCAGACGGTACTAAAATGTACATATGCGGTGATACAGGTGATGACATAAACCAGTATACTCTAAGTACGGCATGGAATTTATCAACAGCTAGTTACACAAGGGTTTTTAGTGTATCTGGGCAAACAAGCGTCCCAAGAGGAATACACTTTAAGACGGATGGCACTAAAATGTTTGTGTCTGGAGGTCAAAATACCCTTGAATACGCTTTGTCTACTGCTTGGGATATATCTACGGCTTCATACACTCAGGCAGGGGCTGATGTATCTTCCTCTTATAATATTGGGCTTTTCTTTACCTCAGATGGCTTAACTATGTATAAGGGTGTTTATTTTGGTATAACTACTTCTATATACAAATACACACTTTCAACTGCGTGGGATTTATCAACAGCAACCTTTAGTGAAGCTGGTGAAGTGCAAAACGAAGCTGGCACAACACCTTTCGGTGTTTATCTAAAGCCAGACGGCACAAAGATGTGGGTAGTTGGAAACTCTACAGATACACTCTATCAATACTCCACAGTCCTAACCACAGCCACACTAGACCTATCCACTGGTTCAGTCTTTGAGATTACCCCAACGTCAAACATTCAAGTTGGCCTGAGCAACCCTGCTGCTAGTGGGACTGTTAGTCAGGGTACGTTGTTGTTGGATGGTGCAGGTACTACAGGGTATGACTTGGCTAATGGTGCTTATAGCAATAAAAGTTTTAGTCTTACTGCTCAGGAGGCAGTTCCAACGGGGCTATTCTTTAAAGCAGATGGTACTAAGATGTATGTTGTTGGAAGTAATGGTGTTGAAGTTAACGAGTTCAACTTAAGCACAGCTTGGGATGTCCCTACTGCAACTTATGTTCAAAACTTTTCGGTATCTGCTCAAGACACAGCCCCAGAAGATTTATTCTTTAAGCCCGATGGTACTAAGATGTATGTTGCAGGGAATCAGGGCGATGACATCAATGAATACGACTTAAGCACAGCATGGGACATATCTACAGCCACTTTCCTCCAGAGCTTTAGTGTTGCCGCTCAAGATGCACAACTACGGGGCTTATTCTTCAAGCCTGACGGATTAAAGATGTATGTTGCGGGTAATACTGGTGATGATATTAACGAATACAACTTAAGCACAGCGTGGAATGTTTCTACAGCCACTTTTGTTCAGGCTTTTAGTATTTCTAGTCAAGATACTTCCCCACAAGCGGTTTTCTTTAAACCTGACGGGACTAAAATGTATGTCATTGGGGGTGTTGGGGTTGATATTAACGAGTACAACTTAAGCACAGCGTGGAATGTTTCTACTGCTTCCTATGTTCAGGCTTTTAGTGTTTCCTCGGAAGAGGCAGTTCCTTTGGGCTTATTCTTCAAGCCTGATGGGTATGCTATGTACATAGTGGGGAACACAAACGACACCGTATACCAATACTCCACAGCTACACCAGCCACCATAACCTACGACAGCGCCATACAGTTCGGCGGGGGTACAGCCCCAGACAGCCCAGCTATAGGTGAAACAGACGTGCTGGCCT